TCATCTCCTATGCGTGGTGATGAGACAAACTCTATATACCACAAACGTGTATGGTTAGAGCGTATGAACTTCATGCCAGAAGTTTGTAACTGTATCTTTACATCAAACAAACACAAGTACGCCATGAGTCCTATTGATGGCAGACCTAACATTTTGATTGATGATAAGCCTGAGAATATCTACCGCTGGGAACAAGCTGGTGGGCTTGGTATTCGCTTTCAATGTAACGAGGATGATATTGAAGAGTATCTTTTTGAACAACTTCAAGATTGTCTAACTGTGAGGATGGATGGATGACGTTTATGCAAATTATGAATCTTCGGACTGAGTTTGAAGAGGTTACTAAAGAGTATAATATGCCAGATGGTTCTTGTATAGATACTATTGAGTGGTTTGTGGAGAACGGTCATAGATCGAACTCACTTCGTAATGGTTTTGCTATGGCAACTGAAATAGCTCAGACTATTAAGGAGTATTCAGATGAATGCGCAAAAGAAACTAGAATCGGGATCGAAGTATGAGCACTACGATCTTGATGGTGATGGAATTGTAACTGACGAAGAGTTTGAACTTGAAAAAGAAATGATGAGAGCAGAGAACGAAGATAAAAAAGAAGATCAAATCCGCCGCATGGCATGGTTTGCTCTTTGGGGAATGTTATTATATCCAATTGGAATTGTAGTTACAGACATTCTTCCGTTCAGCTTTGAGTCAACCGGTCAGCTCTTAGCTGATATTGCACCAACTTATTTTGTATCAGTATCAGCACTAGTCGGTGCATTCTTTGGTGCACAAGCCTATCAGAAAGCTAGGACAAACGCGAAAGACAAATAATGAATCGAATGATATATCAGGTTTACACAGGTAAGCCTTCTAAATTATATGACCATTGTATAGAATCAGTAAAAGAATATTGTGCACAGTATAATATTGATCATATAGTACAACGTACGCCTAAGATGCGTATCAAACCAGATGTATTCAGAACAAATAGAAGCAAGGAGTCCTATGAGAAGTATGGGGGCTTCTTGCCTATCTATGAAAAAGAGAATGCGTTTGATTATTGGGACAAGTATGATCAGATCTGTATTGTTGATGCTGATATCTGGATCCGTCCTGGATCACCAAATATATTTGATGAGTTGAATGAAGATACTGACTTTGCTGGTATGGTAGAACGTGAAGGTCCTATCTTACCTTGGTATGCAGGCAAGCTCAGAAACTATACACAAATGCAATATGGCCAGTTGAAGAATATTGATTGGGACTTCAATTCAAAAGGCGGTCAGTTCTTCAATATGGGTCTAATGCTGATGAATAAAAGCATTACTAAATATCTTCGTGGTGATAGTGGTAAGGAGTTTATTCAAAGACCAGAGTTCAAAGACTTTGTAGATGGCATGGGACCATGGAAGTGGTCAACAGATCAAACTTTATTGAACTATTGGGTTCGTAATGAAAAGATGAAACTACAGCATCTTGATTATAAGTGGAATGCTTTGTATACTGCTGTTGAAGATATTAAACATGCATACTTCGTACACTTCTTTTTGAAAGATAAACTTCCAAATAGAGGTGAAGATGTACAAAATTTGATGAGTAAGGTTACATGAGTTTATGGGATGATATGCTTGCGAGCATACAAGGTGAATGGACACACCGAGATAATTTTCTAAGACAAAAGCATATATCGGAAACAGTACATCCAAATCTACTAAGTACTGCTCAAAGGTATGCATTCAAATATGCTAGTGATGATATCATTAGACCAGATCCAAAGTTTGGTAATCCATACTTAACAGGTGATTATAGTTTAATTACATTGCAGTCTACAATGTATATCCGTATATTAAAAGATAATAATCTTTTGGACGGCATTGATGAAATCTGGGATGTTGGATCTGGGTATGGAAACCTAGCTTGGTTGTTGAGGCAGAATGGATACACAGGTAAGTATACATGTATTGATTTTCCTATCATGCATGAGATTCAACGAACGTGGTTAAAAGAAGCTGGTGTTACAGACGTAGACTTTGGTGGTCTTGATGACATTATACCAAGGGCTAGTAGTCTTATGATTGCAACTCATAGCATCAACGAAATGCCTCTATCAGATAGAGAAAAGATTCCATGGAATTACTTTGGTAAAGTGTTTGTTGCTCATAACCATATTATTGATGGTATAGATAATGTAAAGTATTTTATGAAGATACGTAAAAAGCACGATGAATTCAATTGGACAACATCTAAAAGTCCTATGCAAATGTCTCATTGGCATTTCTGGGGAACTAAATGAATATAATACTTCAGCACTTTGATGGTGAGCTGAGAGAGTTAGATAAACTTTCCATGGCAAACATACAACAGTATGCAAAGCAGCATGGTGCTGAGTATCGTTTGATTACTGGAAAGCCTTTTCGTGAACATTTAACATCACCTTGTCAGAAAGTACATATGATTGATGAAGAGTTTGATGAGTATGACAAAGTGCTCATGCTTGACATTGATATGTTCTCTCCAAAGCAGAACAAAGACAATATCTTTGATCGTAGAGGTATTGGATTGTATGCTGATGTACAGAAGATGTTACATAGAAAGATTGCAAAAGTAAGTCCTGATGCAAGTATTACCGTTCCATATTGGGGTGGTGCAATCTATCTTATGGATAGGGATACTCGTCAACATCTCCGTAAAGGTTTAGGTGGTGATGAGTCTTGGATGGATCCATTCAATGCTCCATATACTTTTGAAGATGAAGGCATCATGCATGTGCTTGCAGTTAAGACAAAGTTCCAATATGACACACCATATATGAACCGTAAATGGTGTCAGTGTTCTTTTCTACCAAACCCATCTGAAGCAGGCTTTATACATATTAGAACAAAAGTAACACCGCAAGGTCCTAAACGTGAAAAGATAGAAAACTATCAGGCTCTTGTAGATCAAGGAATCTTATAATGAAAGTTCTTATTACGGGCTGTGCAGGATTTATTGGCTTTCACACAGCTCTAAAGTTTCACTCACTTGGACATGAAGTATATGGCATAGATGACTTCAATAGTATCATCTATGATGCAGAATTGAAACATGCTCGAGCAAAAGAACTAGAGGATATGTGTGGTATCAAGATACATGATATTGACTTATGCGATAGTTTTAGTATGGGACAGACAATTGGATATGACATTCCAGATCTTGTAATTCACCTAGCAGCACATGCTGGTGTTCGTACGTCAATGAATAGGCAGTATGAATATATTCAGAACAACATTGCAGGTACACAGATCTTAATTGATACCATGGAACGGTTTGGGGTCAATAAAGTAATCTATGCATCTACATCATGTGCTATGGAAGGTAATCCTTTGCCATGGGGACCTGATGAGAAGTTGGGTAAACAGCTCAATCCATATGGATTAACAAAAGCTACAAACGAAGATCAGTTTCATATCTCAAATATTAAGTCAGCTGTTTGCTTAAGGTTCTTTACAGTATATGGACCATGGGGCAGACCAGACATGGCTCTGTTTACTTTTACAAAAAATATCCTTGCCGATAAGCCAATAACTGTGTATAATAATGGACAAATGAAACGTGACTTTACTTACGTTGATGATATTGTTCAAGGTATTGAACTTGTGTCGCAGCATGAGTTTGAAAGAGAAACTTTCTGTATTGGTTATGGCAAACAAGTTGATCTTATGGACTTCATATATCTTATCAAGAAGAATCTTGGTAAAGAAGCAGAAATGGAATTCAAACCAAGACATCCAGCAGATGCTCTTGAGACATGGTCTGACGTAACTAAGTTAGAGCAGATGGTTGGATACAAGCCATCAACTCCTATTGACGTTGGCGTGAAGAACTTTGTAGAATGGTATAAGGATTATTATAAATGAAAAACTTAATCTATCAATACTTTGATGGACCAGACCTTCCAGGCACACGAGCGTCAGTTAGATCTATGAAAGAATATGCTGAGCGTATGGGCGCTGAGCATTTATTTGAACAAGATCCTAATTGGCTTAGAGGAACATATGGTCAAGACTTTGGAAAGTATTCTCCACACTATGGATGTTTCAAGATTATCTATGATGAGTACTTTGAGCAGTATGATAAGATTCTCTTTGTTGATCAAGATATAATGGTCGTCGACAACTTACAAGAGAATATCTTTGATTTAGATGTTGGCCATGTAGGTATCTGTACAGAAGGTCTTCAGCCCGAGCTCAGAAAGAATCAAGCAATATCTGGTATTATTAATAATGCTAATGATGAAAGATGGTGCGCACTTCTCAAACAAGTGTATAAAGTTGATATGCCTCGTACAGAGTCAGGTCTACCAAAAGTATACAACTCTGGTGTGGTACTTTGGACAAAAGAAGGTAGAGCTCATGCCCGTGAAAACTTTGTGAAGTTTGAAGAATATGTTGCACTAACAAGATCAATTAATCCTCCACTCCCTTGGTTCTATATGTGTGATCAACCTTATCTACATGCTATGTTAGAAGTAGCTGGTTTTGATTGGACAGAAATGCATCCAGGATGGAATCACTATGTACATTATAAACCTGGTACGTCTGGTGATAATAGACCTGTGACAGATTATCGTAATGAAGATACTAAGTTTGTTCATATTCAGTTACGTGGTGCTGATGATTGGGATTATGATAAACTACATAGAATAACAAACTTACCTGTAAGTGAATGGAGGTTAAATGCTGACGGCTGATATGAAGCATGTGAAGAGTGTTGAGGAGTTTTATACAGACATTCGTTCACAACAAGAAGAATATCATGGCGAAGACTATTGTGCTATGCATGATGCAATCCGTAAGTATATGAAAGACTGTAAGTCATATAAAGAGCTTGGTACACATCAAGGAGCATCTGCTGCAGCTGTAATGTCAGGTGAACATAAGCCTGAATATATGGAACTGATTGATATTGATCACTACAAATACAGATGGAAACTAAAGTCTCTTGCTGAACCATATTGTAAAGAGCATGGTATCGAACTTGTAGTGAAAGAGGCTGATTCAACCTCGTTCAATTCTATGAGTGGTAGAGATGTTGATATGCTTATGATTGATTCATTACATAAACGCTCGCATATGGAACAAGAACTTGCCTTACACGCAAGCTCTGTCAAAAAGTATATCATTGCTCATGATACTACAATCTGCCAAGATAATCCTAAAGATGCTCTGTATCGTTGTCTATCTGATTTCTGTGAGAATAATAAAGGGTGGAGTATTATTGAACGTGGTAAAACAAATGTAGGATATACTGTACTGAAGAAGTCATGAAAGCATATGCAATTGTAATCAAGGATAATGAGGTATCGGAAAATGCTTACAAGACCTTGAGAGAATCTTCAACTAAAGTTAAAAATAGTTTCAATATAGAGAGACTTGATGCAACTACTCAGGAGTTTGCAAATATAACTTTGCATGGTGCTGGTCTCAAGTGGAGTTATCCTTGGGAAGGTCAATCAATTGACTTTGCATCTGGCCTGACTCTCAAGGCTTATCCCACTCGTTACAAAGAGAGACGTATTGCGTGTTTCATGAGTCATTATCGATTATGGCATAAAGCAGTAAGCACTAATGAGCCAATATTGGTATTAGAACATGATGCACAATTTGTACAAAAGTTAGATTACCAGTATATTTTAGATTCAAAATATGATATAATAGGTATCAACAACCCATTGATGGCTACACGTAAAGCTAGAGTGTTTCATGATCTGATTAAAGAACATCCACAAGAGATACAACCAATACCTGATATTGATGAGTTTAATGTGCCTCAAGGCCTTGCTGGAAATAGTGCATATATAATTAAACCAGCTGGAGCTAAGAATGTATTGGATGCTGCTGAACAATATGGTGCATGGCCTAACGATGCCCTGATGTGTAAACAGCTGGTACCAAGAATGGGTGTAACAAGAGAGTTCTATACTAAAGTTCAAGGACTGCCATCAACAACTACGGATTAAATTATGCAAGCCTATGTGATTACAATTATGAATAACGAGAAGTCTGTTCAAGCAGCTAATCGTTGTATCAAGTCTGCAAAGATGTATGACATTGAAGTTGAGAAACATCAAGCGATGACTCCTAGTGATAAACCAGCTGAGTTCTTGGCAAGCAGAGGAATTGACAGTAGTCACTTTGAAGAGGTTTATTCCCGTCATGAAAATTGTATGGCAGCATTCAGCTCACATTTTAGTTTGTGGGAAAAATGTGCTGTTAGTAATGAGCCATTTCTAATCTTAGAACATGATGCATACTTTGTTGGTGAAGTCCCTCCTGTAGACTTCATGCATGTAATGACTGTGGGTAAACCATCATATGGTAAGTTTAATACTCCAGAATCAATTGGTGTTAATCCTCTCACTCATAAAAGATACTTTGGTGGTGCACATGCATATATGGTTAAGCCATCTGGAGCTTGGTTACTAATTGAGAGTGCACAAAGAGGATATGCTAAGCCAACCGACGTATTTTTGAATACAGATACTTTCCCTTGGTTACAAGAATATTATCCATGGCCAGTAGAAGCTAGAGATAATTTTAGTACGATTCAAAACGATCGAGGTTGTTTAGCTAAGCACTCATATAATGAAACATATAGGTTAGAGCATGTCTAAGAGAAAAGTATTTCCAAAGGCTTTTGTTACTGGATGTGATGAAGGTCAAGAATGGTTACTGAAATGGTTTATGAAGAACTTCCGTTATCATAGCCATGAGACTAAAATTATATTTGCTGACTTTGGTATATCAGACTCTATGAAACGAGTAGTGGATGCTAGTGATATATTCTGTGGTCGTATGGAGATGATTCCAAAGAACCCTGCCCACAAGACTTGGTTCATGAAACCAGAAGCTATGTGGTTTGCTCCTGCAGAAAAAATGGTATGGCTTGATCTTGATATTGAAGTAAAAGCAAATGTAGATGATATATTTGATCACCTTGAACCAAATAGATTAAACATGGTTGAGGATACTCCGTGGACAAAGAGAAGTGGAGAGACTTGGCATAACTCTGGAGTAGTAGGAGTTATACATAAACCACTGATACTAAAGAAATGGGCTCAAGAATGTGGTAGAGGTAACAAAGGTGGAGATCAAGAAACACTTCACGCTATGTTGAATCCCATCACTCGTATTGGATCTATACATACTTTACCAAAACCATATAATGTGTTAAGGCTGGATGTTGAAGTAGATAACTATGATGGTAAGGTTAAGCTAATGCATTGGACTGGTAAGAAAGGTAAAGATAAGATTAGGAGTATGTTGTAATGGCAAAAGCTGTACATATTATAGGCAATGGTGATAATGCTGCTTGGTATCAACAAGAACCTCGCAAAGGTTTGAAGATTACTTGTAACGTACCACCTTTTGAAATATATGACATGTATGCAACAGCAATTGTAGACTTTAAGATGTTTGCTACGATTCATAAAGGAGAGATTAATCCTCCTGGTGAATGGATCTGTGGTATTCGTCCTAAGATGTATTGTGATAAGAATCCTCAGTTTCATATGAAGATTGCTCCACGTATCAAAGAATTCTTTACAGAGAAACCAAAATATGCAGCTAACTATACAGACTTTAATTGTGGCCACATGGCTAGTTATTACGCAGCTAGGCGTCTTAAGCCAGACAGGATTCACCTTTGGGGCTTTGATTCCATCTTTGATTTTAATCTTCGTTCTTATACTGATCTGGTTCTTAAATCAGATAGAGGGAACATGAACAATAACAGATTGTCTAATAACTGGAGACCAATCTGGACTCATATGTTCAAAGAGTTTAAAGATATTGAATGGGTGTTACATCATAAGCACGATGCTATCAAGATTGACATTCCTGAGAATGCAAGAATAGAAGTACATAAGAAAAAATAAGTTGACCTTATTTCAAATCTGATGTATACTATTAGCAGAGGAGCTTAATATGTTACATATATCTTTAGAAGGTGGTTCAGGTACAGAGCGTCTATTAGCTCGCAAAGCTGTAGAGTTTGCTGTAAAAGAACTTATGCCTAAGAAGAAATTTTTATCTATTGATCTTAGCATTACCGACCTTGAAGGTGATGTTGATGGGTTTCATATGTTTCTTGATAAAGGTGAACATGAGATTGAGATCCAACAAGGTCTGATTGAGGAAGATTTTGTAACAGCTATCTTTCATGAGATGGTTCATGTCAAGCAGCATGAACGCGGTGAGTTAAAAGATAGAGGTATTGTGAAATCTTGGAAGGGTGAAGAACATATTACTGCATTCAGTACTACTGATGAGTATATGGCTTTACCTTGGGAAGAAGAAGCATATAGACTCCAGGAGGAAATATATAACAAATGGATCCAGATATAGACATTTATAAAAGACAAATGCAAATGGAAACTGAAGAAAAGTATCAGTTGTATGCTCGTATCAAAGAACTGAACGAAGAAATTGATAAACTAAAATATCGTCTGCAGATGTTGGAAGATCCACCAACACTTAGTGGTGATGAAAGAACCTGGTAAAAGTAACAATAGAAAAAAAAATTAAAAAAAGTTGAAAAAAAAGCTTGACCCTATTTTAAAAATGATGTATAATAAAAGGGTAGAGAGTTACTGAGGAGTTAAAAATGAAAAAGCTAGATTCTGTTTTAGAAGTTATGGGTCCTACAAAGAATGCTGTAGAAGGTGTTGAAGCCATCATGAAGGCATTTGATGTTGATAAGAAGAAAGCTGAAGAGCTTCTTGATGCCGCAATTGAATATGCTTTGGGAGAGTAATTATGGAAAAGGCACTTGTAGATTATATCGTAGCACAGCGCGCTGAAGCAGAAGCATTCACAGCAGCTGCACCTGGTAACTTCATGGGTAAACTTCCATGTCACACTGATACTGAGTATTGGTCACAGCGTGTACCATCTGGTACGCTGGCTGAGTATCAGCGTATTGATCTTGAGGAGTCAGCATACTATCTGGCTGCTGATGCCATGAGCAAGTCTTATGCTCGTTCGTTAGACTTTTCTACTTTAACTAACGATCAGTTGATTGACTTTTGTGCTCAGATGACAATCTTAATGAGAGCGGATGCTGCATAATGTTACCATTCGGTTTTTTACAGTTTACTGTTGACGGTTGGCAATATCGTACAGAGGTTGATGAAGATCCGGATGATCGTACTCGTAAGTTATGGCATTGCCTTGTAGATCCAAATGGTGTACATCATTATGATGAGATAGATAATGTTATGGGTCCTTATGAGACAGCAACGAGAGAAACAATTCGTGATATTATATCGTATATAAAGTTTCAGTTATAGGCTTACAGACGGCTAGACGATAGAAGTCTATAACTGATAGAGATTCCAGCGAGGTTGAGCCATTTAGCTCCTCTCTCAGCTCCCTCGCTGGAAACCTATAAATAAGATAGTCTTGGACACGCAGACTTTAAAGTGAGGTGGGATTAGGTGGAAGCCCTAAATAACAAAGGAGAACGCACCCAGTACCATTAAGTATACGCTGGCTCTGCTTTATTAAGGGTGATGCCTAAATACATCCGCGGTGGCCAATGGTTAGCCACCATCACACTTTGGAGAAACAGATGATTGAAGGCATTTTATTTTTAGGTCTGGTTGCATGGACTAACGCAGACTTTTTCAACGCAAAAGTTGAACACGAGGCAAACGGGTACACATATTGGGAAAAGCTAGAGCCATGTAGGGCTCCAAGTACTGAACCAGGTGTATACTCAATGCCAATTGAAACACCAATTGGAAACAAATACGTATGCTACAAACAAGTGAAACGCCCAGAATAAACATAGGCGATATTGGTCTAGTATTAATCTGTGCTTGGATGATCACTCAAGCCATAATGACTGGTAGTGTCTTTTGGTTTGTTGTTGGTTATATGTTCTTTATCAATTATGCAGTATGGAGAAGAGAGAGTGGATGACTTTGACTTTGGCTTTACGGCCGTTGATGAAAACGAACTTGATGTAGTTAAGAAGAAGCAAGATGTCATTGATCAGCTTGATGTTGGACAAAATGTCACTCAAGATAAACTTGACAAACTGTATAATGCCATTACACCATTGCTGAATAATCTCAAAAAGAATCCTGAGAAAGAATACATCCTCTGGCCTAATCGTGTAGAGAAGGTAGATGAGTTTGAAGATATGCTCAGAAAAATTTACAATTCATAAAAAATAATTGTTGACCTTATTTCAAAAATAGCGGATAATAGATCATCTGCTATTTTTTTATGAGGAGTTAATATGCAAACACGTGAAGAGAGATTAGCACTTATTCGTAAGGCCTCTAAGAAATTCTCTAAGAAGCTGAATCGTAACCAGCGTGTCCGTAAGACCGAGACGCGTTCCTTTGACAAATATGATAATGGAAATATCAATGCTTGGACTGATGCATCTCAGTATGCGGAAAAGTATTATGGTGATGCTTACCGCGATACCGTTAATTATGATAACGACTGGAACTAAGGCTGAGCTTGGTCAAGAGTGTAAGTATGTTAGGATTGTTGAGACTGACAAACATGGACGTACTAACAGCACTCAGCGTTATGAATGTAAAACTGCACCTAGAGAGGTTATCACAAAAACTGAGGTAGTCAAAGTCCAAACATGCATGAAGAAAGTATTGTTTGGTGTTGATTGTGATCCTTGGGAACCTGAAGGTGATGAATTGTCTAAAGGCTTACAGACAATATTTAGTATGGGGATTTTGAATTGATTAAGATTTTGTTAGGTTTTATTATTGGCGTATGTACAGTAATATTTTATCCAGATGCTCTGAGCTACGTCATTGACTCTGGACTTCGCGATGCAATGATTGAAAGGTTACAAAAGTTATGAAAAAGTTTATTGCACCATTAGCAGCTCTGTCTGCATTAGCGGCTTGTGCCGATAAAGATATTCCACCCGAAGGTACTATGACTAAGGCTGAGTTTGAATATCGTACTGAGCAAGTTGAAGAACAACTAAAGATCATGCCTAAGTGGTATGAGAAAATGCCAGAGTCAGATGATGCTGTATTTGCTGTTGGCACGTCCCAAACACCTGATCTACAACTTTCAGTTGATATGGCTATTCTAGCAGCCAAGACTACTCTTGCTGATCGTGTTGAATCAAAGCTACGTTCTCAACTGAAGTCATTCAAGAAGAGACTTGGTCAATCAGACTTTGACTCACAAGTGATTCAAGAGTTTGAGCAAGCTACTGTTAACTTGATTGCTGATGCAGATGTTGCAGGCTATGTTGTTAAGGAACAGTCTATTGTTCAGAACGGTACACAGTATCGTGCATATGTTCTGCTTGAGTATAAGAATGAACTTGCAATGCAGATCATTAAGACTCGTGTAGCACAGAACAACGAACTACTGTCTCGCTTAGAAGCTAAACGGGCTTTTGAAGAGCTTGATCAGAAAGTAGAAGAAGTTCAAGCTGATGAGTTAGCTCAGCTTGAGATCATTACTGAGGCATCTCAATGATCCCAGTAATGTCTGGTGATAGAATGAACACCTACAGAGTCTTCCAAGGTGAGATAGAACGCATGGAAACTCTGAGAGGTGGTCGAGAGAACTTTAGTGGCATCGACATTCTTGTCGTTGAGTATATGAAAGCTCGTATGAGAGAGATGGAGGAAAAAGCACATGGCTGGAAAGACTAAGAAGTCAATTCGTATGAAGCAATTAGCTGAGCAACCAAAGCCTCGGAAGAAGCGCAAGCCTATGACTGCTGAGCAGAAGGCCGCTGCAGCTGAACGTCTAGCTAAAGCTAGAGCTAATCGTAAGAAGACTGCTGGTCCTCCAAAGAATGTCCATCCATCTGTTGTTGCCTTACCAGATGAGAATCTATTGAGCCTGCAAAGTGTTCGTGGTTGGATTAAGCATAACAAAGAGCTCTTGTCAGAAGAACGTAAGTCTGCTCGTGCAGGAGTGAAGGGTGCTGAGTCTAAGGTTGCAGACATTGAAGGCTATATTAGAAACATCGAACACTACATCCGTACGGGTGATTGGGTTGATAGATTTTATGGTAAGGAGCAACAGAATAGAATTCGTTATGTTTGTAGAGCAATGGCTTATCATTGGGAAGGTCCCCATAAAGGTGAACCAAAGCGAGACATCAATACGATCTATCCAGATGTTGGTCTATGGACTGAAGAGATGCACAATGAATATTATGGGATCGTTGAAGAGCCTGTAAAGAAGACTCGAAAGAAGAGGAAGAAGGCGTGAGCGTCGAAGAAAACTTTCTAAATAAAACTAAGTTCTCAAAACTCGTAGAGGGTGAGGTCTTAACTAAGTCTATTGGTTATATGGAAGCAATATTGCTTCTGTGTGATCAGAACGATATTGATCCAGAAGATGTACGCAGGTTCATCTCACCTGGTATCAAGAGCAAGCTGGAAGCAGAGGCTATGTCTCTTAACTTCTTGCCTAAAACAAATTCATTAGACTCATCATTCTTTGAGTAAAATGAATATAAATAAGTTTACATTTCAGCACATACAGTGTATAATACAAAACATATTTCAGTTATATAAGGATACAAATATATGTCATTCGAAAACCTAAAACGCAATCGCGATCAGATTTCCAAACTCGTTCAAGCAGCAGAGCAAGCTGGTGGTGGTAGCCAACCTCAGCAGAACAACTACGGCGACGATCGTATTTGGAAACCTACAGTAGATAAGGCAGGCAATGGATACGCAGTCCTCAGATTCTTACCAGCAGCAGAAGGCCAAGACCTTCCATGGGTACGATACTGGGATCACGGATTCAAAGGACCAACCGGTCTGTGGTATATCGAAAACAGCCTTACTACTATTGGTCAACCTGATCCAGTTAGTGAACTCAACTCACGACTCTGGAACTCAGGCATCGACGAAGACAAAGAGACTGTCCGCAAACAAAAGCGCAGACTCCACTACGTAGCAAACGTCTTGGTCGTACAAGATCCTTCTGCTCCTCAGAACGAGGGCAAAGTGATGTTGTTTAAGTTTGGTAAAAAGATCTTTGATAAACTTATGGATGTGATGCAGCCTCAGTTTGCCGATGAGACTCCTATCAACCCATTCGATATGTGGGAAGGTGCAGACTTTAAGTTAAAGATTCGTAATGTTGAAGGATACCGTAATTATGATAAGTCAGAGTTTGCAGGAGCTTCTGCTCTCCATGGTGGAGACGAATCCCAGCTGGAAGCTGTCTATAACCAACTACATGACCTCGGTGAGTTCACCGATCCAAAGAACTACAAAACCTATGACGAGCTCAAAACAAAACTAGCTCGTGTGTTGGGTGAAGAAGTATCTGCGGGTGCTCCTACTATGAAGCAGGAAGTACAGATGAATGAACCAGCTCCATCACCAATGGCAGCGGAGCCAGTATCAGCAGAGAGTATGAGTTCATCTGATGATGATACTATGTCTTACTTTGCTAAGTTAGCTAACGAAGATTAATTAACTGGTGTCCAGTAAGGACCTGCAGGGTTCATGGTGCTCATTACACCATTGCCAATAATGTTCTGGCTATTGTTGTTTGTGACATTATCACCAACTTGGCCAACAACTTGAGCAGGTCCACTGGCAGCTGATTCAGCTTCTCTCATTGTTTGACTAGCTTGTGCAACCTCAGCTCCTGTTTGGGCTGGGGTTGTAACTTGTGGAGGCACGTTTCTATTACCAATATCAATAACTGCTTGCGTAGCATCTGCAGCCATTTCATTCACTGTTGTCCGCTCATCTTGTTTAGCTGCAGTAACTTCAGCTACAGTATCTTTTTTTAATTTAGTTAATCTACCATAAGCGCCAATTTCATCTCTACTTAATTTATTTGCAGCAGCTTCAATCTCATCTGATTGTGCTTGTAGCGCTGCTATTTGGTCACGAGCAGCTTGTCTCTCAGCTCCTTTCAACCCAGTCGTCTTGACATTGTTTGCTTCTCGTCTAAGAGCAAGAGCCTCATCTCTCATATCACTTATCTGTTGTTTGACATCAGCTATCTCAGCGTCAACAGCTTTCACAGCTTCGGCTTGATAATCTTCTGATGTGGACATACCTAATGCCTCACGAACACTATCAGCTGCACTTACTAATGGCTTTTGTACATTCTCTTCCAAGAAAGAGTTAACATTATTGTAAATATCATCAAGAGCGGATTTGATTTCATTAATATCATCATCAATGGCTTTTTGAAACTTTGGATCTCCAAAATATTCTATAAGCGTGCCTGTAACACCAACTGTTGCTCCAGCAAGTCCACCTATGATTGCTCCAACAGGACCACCCATAGCAAATCCAGCTAACGCGCCAGATCCTGCTAACGTAAGCGTTTTTGCAACCTCACCAGCTACTGCATCGCCTGGAATCTCATTTTCTTTAAAGAACTTTTGAACTTCATCACCTATAAGATTAGCAGCTCCAACTACTGCTCCTATCATTGCACCAAACGCTGCACCTTTAATACCAAATATAGATCCTAGACCTGCACCAACTAATCCATACTCAGCTAACGAACCAAGTATATCACTTCCAGTAATAGATGATACAAAGTTACCAATCTCATCCGACAATACAACAGCAATAGAACCAAGTAATGCACCAATGGCAGCTTTACTCAGTATACTCGATAAGAATCCACCTTTGCTTAGCATATCAAACAATCCACCGCCGCCAGATGATGTCTGGCCGCGAGATGTCTGCGTTTGTTGATCGGCTTGGTCATCACCACGATTCTCAGCTTCAGCTTCTCTTGCATCATCAGCTGATGCATCAAAGTATGCATTCAGACGCTCAATACCTCTTGCTGTTTGATGAGTTGTATCACCAATCAAGCCAAGGACGGTATTCTGAGTTATGAGGGTCTCATTAATTGATGCTAAGGTACTCATTGGTTCCTCTGTGATTTCTCTTTTAGGTCAGTTATCAACATTGCCACATATATTTCCCTCTCCCAAGGTATCATATGATCTAGATCACTCATTGAATACTTAAAGCTATTCATCAATTGAAAGTTGAGAGTATAAAAGTTCTCAAGATTATCGTGAGAGAGGCTTATGAAAAAAAATCGTTGATTCCTTCTATTACGTGTTTGTTATTCTCACCACAGTGTTCACATTTAAACTCTACATCAGTCTTAATCTGTGGTACTTTATTCACATATGTAAGTAGCAACTCCAACTGTTGATTAGAAAGGCTACCAACAAAATCATCTACTTCTTGTGCTGTCTCATCTTTCAGTGCAATACGTTCATCTTCAGTCAATACAGCAGTCAAACAAATCTTTAATGTTTCAAGTGCCTTCTCAGCAAGAGGAGCATCATCGTCTAATAGCTTCTCACTGTTGATCACCTGATGATATTTTGGATAAGACATCTCAACTGATATCTCATCTGTCAGTTTGATGATGTTATTCTCAGGTGGTTCTGACGAATATACACTATCAAGATTAATAGTAACTTCATTTTGTTCATTACAAGATTTACAATTCAAACCAACTTTAGCTGTCTCACCAACAGACTTTGTTCTGATTCGTGTAAAGATATAATCTACATCATATCCTGTTAACTGGTGCACATCCACATCTGGTACACAAGCATCAATAGTATTCAATAATGCTCTTAGTACTTGTCTGCGGTCTTGTGACTCGTTAGCAATCAAAAGTACTTTCTGTTCTTTTACGAGGAAAGGTCTGTATGCTGCAATCTTTCCTGTAGAAGGTATGGTCAATTCATACTGAGGTACTTCATTCAACTTTGGCAAAGCCATAATTTACTCCTTAAAATATTCCACCAAGGCCTCCAGGTAGTCCAGCAGATACTTTGAAGAATCCTTGAGTATCACTTACTGGCTTCCATTTTGTATAAGCAAACTCTACAGTCAGCTGTACAAGGCCGTCAAGTTCATTATTCAATTCAATTGAACTTACGTTTACTGGGTATGCGTCTTCAAGCAGACAAGAATAAACTGTACCTGCTCCAATACCAATATCGATATTGATTGGTCCTATGTCAAACTGTTTGTTAACAATAGGCTTACGTAGTTGATGAATCTTTACAGGCTTTTGATATTGTGTTTTGTAAAAAGCCATATTAAGATCATCATTGAGTATAGTGTTGTACCATGAATCAAAGTACTTCTTTACACCATAATCATTTAACATATAGAATGTCATTGATACTGGGTCAACAACATATCCGTATCCAACTTTTTGATATTCCATTCCAATACGACGATCAAGAGTTGTAACTTGACGTCCAGGTAATGAAGCCTGTGCACATAACAGATTCATATCATTACCGTTGAGAGCTCTTGATAGCTGAGCTAAGAAGCCCCCAGATTGAAATGATGTTGGTAGTTCAACAAGAAACTGATTGGATCTTGCAACACCAAGTTTAGAAGAAACTAATCCTTTTAATGAATCAAGAGTAGCCATTAAATCATTTTCCTAGAGTCTGTATACACTGCTCTCATTCCCTTCTTTGCAAAATCCTGCGTTGGTAAGAATGTTGCAATTTCCCATTCAGGAGCATTCACTCGACCAAGTCTTGATCTCACATGAGCAAATAGGTAATGTTTCAAACACGGCTTGTAATACTTCAGTTTTGATACTCTTTGAAGAGTGTTGTATGACAACCTGAATCGTGTACGCTCATCATACTTACTATCTGTAGTAATATCCATCAATGCATCAAGCATCTTCGCTCTCAATATAGGTGGAAGATAATGTAAGTTCAATCCATAGAATCCACCAGGAGCAGGTCCAACAATAATAGCAAGTGGGAACCGATCATAGTATGGCAATGTATCTTTTGTTTTAGGATCATAGAAAAACATATTCATTGATCCAATAAGTGGCTGAGATTTATTTACAAGGTTGATTTCATCAGACTGTAATAGCTCTCGTCTATTCACTCTACGTATAGATTGCAAACGTCTACGGAACCACTGACGAGACTGTTCCGTCCGTGGATTGATTCCAGCTTTGAATGCTTCAATTTCTAACTTTTGAAATAGATTACTCATGACAGTATTTATATGTTATTTCTTACGTTTCTTTCTAAAAGGTTTAAGAGGCTTTAGAGCTTTGAGCTTTTTCATGATACCCATGCTGTATAGAGTCTCTTCAGTCCATATCTGAAACTCCCATCCTCTATCTTTAGCATATTCATTGGCAGCTTCCCACTTGTTCATATTCTTAACATATGTCATTGCCTCACCAATATATCTTTTAGACTTGTCTGGTCTCTTTGGTGGTGCTGTTTCTTTTTCTGGTTTTATTTCAATTAATAGTGTCTTGCCATCATTGAATACAATCTTCAGATCAACAAAGTATCTGTGCATCCGTTTGTCTATTTCCCACTTATATGGAACGACAATCTCTTCAGATGACCACTCTTTGATGTTTGGATTATTATCACACCAAATAAAACAAGCCTTTTCCCATGACGAACGATAAGTAACCTTATCGGGGTCACCTCGATACTTGCTCATGTTCTTTACTTTGTACTTGCCAGAATATGCCATAGAAACTATATAAATACCTTTACGAATTTTTATTTATAGGGAAAGATTATGCCAGTAAACTTAGGAAGTAATAAACAGCCTTTCAAAAAAGGTGCTGATGGAAAGCTGATACCTAATGCTCCCGAAAGAGCTGGTCCAACACCATTGAATAGTGCTAACACATATCAAGATCGTCCAACGCCTACTTTAGCTGTTGGTGGGAATAAGCAGCAGCGTGACGCTGAGATTCTAAGATATCCTTTAGATCGTCAAGATGCATATCCAGCATCTATTGTATTTGAACCATATATTGTTGATGCATACAAAGTATCAACTGAAGGCTTAAAGGATGTTATGGATGCACCACTTGTACAAAAATTTCTTAGAACGGCAGCTAATGCAGCTGCAGCTGTAACATCAACTAGTGAAGGGTATCAGATAGATGGTGTTGCAACCCCACCAAAGCCAGTTAATCCAGACACTGGTAATGTTATTGGTTATGACGACGGTCCACAAAAGGAGCTTGCTCGAATACAACAAGAAAAAGCTGAACAAGCTGAACGTGCAGCTCAGATTGATCAAAATAGGCAAGAGATGGGAAACAAGTTAACCGATCTTAGAGCATATCGTGATGAGAAAGCTCCAACTCTTGTATTATATCTTCCACCAGGATTACAATATGTTGATGCTGTAAACTATAACGATCCATCATTAGGTCCAGCTGGATTAACAGCATTAGCTGGTATCAATCAAAGACAATCTATTATGGGTGCACTTGGTAAAGGGTTGAGTGAGGGTCTTGAAAGTATCTTTAACCTGGCCCGCGGTACAGTTTCAGGTGAAGCTGCAAGACTAGTTGCTGCACGTGCAGCTAATCTTATTCCAAGTCAAGGGTTAAGTGGTGCTGTTAGTCTTGGTGTTCAGGCTGGATTGAATCCTGGAACACGTATGTTATTTGATAAACCAAATGTAAGACGTTTTACGTTTTCATTTAAGTTGATTGCAACGTCTCCACAAGAGGCTGAGCAGATTGAACAGATAGTGAAAGAATTTAGAATTCAAGCATACCCAAGAGAAATTGATATCAATAACATTCCAGTTGGATATGAGTTCCCTAACGTATTTCGAATTAGTATGAAATTTGGAGCTACTGGTGCATCACCACATATTCCAAGATTACAATATTGTTATCTTGAATCAGTAAATACAACATACAACGGTACAGCAGATGTATTCTATGCTGATGGACATCCAACAGAAGTTGATCTGTCACTGAACTTTGTAGAATATCGTCCACTATCTAAGAGAGATGTTGAGGCAGGATTCTAATGAAATACTTTCAAAACTTTAAAAAGGTAGCATACACTTTTGGTGATGAGTTTGAAAAGGCTGGCTCGGGCCGACGTCAGATTGAATATGTTCAAGATCTGTCACAGTATGTTGATATTGTTGATCAGGTTAGACAGGCTGCTCACTTCTATAATTATTACAACATTATTGAAAATGAAAGACCAGATCAGGTATCTCAGTATCTATATGGTACACCAGTATTCCATTGGACATTCTGGATGATGAATGATCATATTCGTGAACAGGGTTGGCCATTGACTCTCAAGCAGATGGATGAACAATTGAAAAAAGATCATCCACATTATTATATAAAAGTGAACGCTGATATATCAAACTTCTATTTGCAAAATGAAATAGTATATGGCCAGCAGTCAGGTAAGAGTGGAAAGATTCTTAAAAGAGATCTTGATCACGGTATATTAATTGTAGATTCGACTGGACCTTTCCAAGTTGGTGAAGCTATCACAGCTGCATCACAACCACCAAACACAGCTACATTCAATGTTGTGTCGTCTGGGTTTGAGTATAATGCAACTCATCATTATGAGAATGCAGCTAAAGAATATGTTGACGTCAGTCCAACAGGACCAGCGCCAGCAATATACAATGAGGTAACCATAGCCGATAGATATAGAAGACAGAATGACGCTCTGAAACAAATTAAAGTAATCAAACCAGAAAACATGTCTGTAATTGCATCTGCATATAAGAAAGCTCTGAAAGAATAATGACAACTGCACGATACACACTTGAAGGTGTAACGATCAGTTCAAGCCGACTATATGAAGACCTAGACCTTCGGTCGGTAACTGATGTAGAAATATATGAGCATATCGAGTTGCCATATGTCACAGCAAACATTGCTTTTGCTGATGCATATCGTATTGTCGATAGATTAGATCTACAAGGTAATGAATACTGTACTATTAAAATTAAGACAGCTAATGAAGAAAAGTCTATTGAGAAAAGATTTGTTATTGCTTCACAACTAACTTCAGAGAAAGTTAACCAAACTACTGAAGTTGTCCAGTTTAGTTTGTATGAAGATGTTGTATATCATTCACAACTACAGAATGTGAATAATGGTTATGCTGGTAGTCCTCTAAAGATTCTTAAAGAGATCTCGTCAGAGTTTTTACAAAAGAATATTTCTGTCGTACCAGAAAATGTTGATCTGTACCAGAATGCTATGAAGTTGGTTGTACCTAATTTACATCCCATCGATGCTCTGTTGTGGATCAAGAATCGTATGACAACATCAGTTGGTGGACCATCATTCTTATTTTCTACTCTTGCGCTGAATGACTTATACTATACAGATCTTGAGACTGTAATGAATACAGCTCCAATCAATAAGACATATCCATTCTTTCATGGTCCAAGTACAAAAGTGGTTAGAGATAAAGGTGAAGATATTCACTTTATGCCAATACAAGGATATTCATATAAAGATACAGAAAAGCTATATGATGTTATTGGTAAAGGCTTAGTTGGTGCTGAATATCAATACTATGATGCATTATCTGGTAGAGTTATGAAGAAGGACTTTGATTATGAGAAAGATGTAGTAGTTAAACTACAATCACCTGATGGTAAAGAAAACTCTTTTGCTCCAAATGTAGAGATCATGGACAAAAAAGTTCAGGAGCACAAAGCTCGTCGCATTACACAGATAGGTGGAGCAGGGGTATATAATCTTGGAGCAATCAAAGCAAAGTCGTTTAGTGAGGAAGAAGATGCGCAAGCACATATCCTCAAAGCATCATCGCGTGCATTAAAGACACATCTAATGAAAGCTCCAATGACTATCTTGGTTCCTGGTGAAGGCTTTTTGATTCCAGATGAACACCGTACTATTGGTAACGTACTGAGAGTGTTGTTCATGGCAAACACATCATTGAACAAAACTAACATACCAATTGATAGAAAGAAGTCTGGTGACTATCTAATGTATGCTACTAAGCATGTATTCTCACAAGAGAGATACAACTTACAGATTACACTTGCAAAGGTCAATGATTATAAAGAGGATAACATACCACTATGATTCCTGGAAGTGATATTGATTTTTATGGTGACACTACTCGCTGGTTTATAGGTAGAGTCATCAACATTAACGATCCATTACAGATGGGCCGTGTACGTATTCGTATTGTTGGTATTCATGATAATCCTGAGATTACTGAAGACTTCTTACCTTGGGCTCAAGTTGTGATTCCAGTTACTGAAGGTGCATCATCTGGTATTGGCGCGAACACCGGAATCAAAGAACAAGCTCAAGTGTTTGGAATCTTCTTAGATGGTAAGAACAGTCAGGTTCCTATCGTCGTTGGGTCCATGTCAAAGTATGAAGAGAATATAGATCTTGAAGGTGATGAAGTTGGTAATGCAGCAAAGTCTAACTTACAATCTGGTGTAGATAAAAACAAATTACCACCCGACGTTGTAGATAGAGAATATCTACAAGGGACATCTAATGCTGAGCGTTGTTTCAACTTTTTGATAACAAAAGAAGGATTAGGGTTAACTGCTGCTCAGGCTTGTGGTATCATTGGTAACTTCTGTGTTGAGTCTGGACCAACAATTAATCCAATAGCTCAAAACACAACAGAAGGATCGTTTGGTATTGCTCAGTGGAATCCTGCAGAAGCTGCTGGTAATAGATATGGTCAACTACAACAGTTTGCTGAGTCTGTAAACCTAACATATACATCACTATATGCTCAACTTTTATTCTTGAAACATGAACTTGTAAAGTTTTCATATCTTGGGTTAGGCCAATTGAAACAAACAAAGACACCCAAAGAAGCAGCTCTTGTGTTTGGCCGCAAGTATGAAAGACCAGAACAAGTAAAGGAAAAATCTGGCCAGAGTGGTCATGAAGAGTTTAAGCTAGATGAAGATGGTAATAGAATAATGTTTGGCCAAGAAGAACGAATAGCGTTTGCTGAAGAAATGTTCAGAAAGATGACATCATAATGGTAGACTTAGGTTCAGATAAAGGTGGGTTCAAAAAAGCCCCAGATGGAACACTGATTCCAAATGAGTCGGTGCAATCTAAATTAAATGAATCACAAATTGCTGCACGTAAAGGTCCTGCACTAACACAAGCGCAACAACAGCAAGCAATTAATTTAGTTAAAAACTTTGCGTCAGGTGGAGCTACGTTTGGCCAAACTGTTGCTGGATTCAAGTCGCTTAGTGAAGAAGTGAAGCCACAGTTAGAAGAAATTGCTGAAGATGTTCGTAAACGTGTAGATCCAGTTATATCAGAAATGCAATCTAATGTTCCTGGTATCACTGTAAACTCTAAGCCTGCAACAAAAGCAAATGTAGATGCACTAGCTGGTAAGAGTACCGCTACTGAAAAGAAGTTACGTAAAGTTATATCTGGTGGTAATCCAAAGGCAATTAATAAAGTATTGCGTGATGAACTAAAGGCAGCTGAGCCAGCAATTAAACAAGCTACTAATGAAGCATCTGATGCAATAAACAATCCACAAGTCCAAGAACAATTAAAGTCAGTTGGATTTACTGAAACCGATCTTGGCGAATTTAATAATTTGCTAAAAGGTCAAGGTGTAAACTCTTTGATGCAAAATATTGAGACTGAGAAAGTTGCTGAAGGATTATCACAATCATCTCAGCTGCAAATGAAATCACTTGGTAATCCATTTGGGTTTGATATAGGTGCAATTGCACAGGGGATTACTCCAAAGTCACCTACTGGTGTAAGTGTTCCATCGCTTGATGTTCCACAAGTGAATACTCCTGGATTTGGCCCAAAAGGTTTGCCGTTTGGTAATATACTTGGATCTGTAGTTGGCTCAATTACAAATGTGGGATCATTTCAGGGTATTGGGAATCCTCTCGACACATTACCTGGTGGAATTAATCCTGCTGATGGTTTACCTGTTCCTCCAATAGTTGATCTCAGTGGTAATACAAATCTATCAAAAGTTGTTAATAAAGGGAATAAGTTAACTGATGTGACTGAACCAACTACAGACATATTAGATGTGTCTACTTCTTCCGGAAGAAGACCTGTGTTTGTATCTGACCTTGAATACAAAAAAGTTAATGGGGCAAAAGAACTAGAGCTAGAGCTTGCAAGTTTAACTGATTTGAGAACACCAGAAACTTTAGTGATTAGTTGGGTCGGAGCATCTGGATCAGATGATAACTGGACCGGGAAAGAGTGGAACGACTTTTTTGTTAAAAAGAGATTGCAGCACGGGTTGATATCTGGTGACAGATTAAAGTATAATATTGTTACACTTGATAAGGCTTGGCAAGCCAATTACTTCATTCGTAAAGATGGTACAATAGAACGTATGCTTCCCGCAGATATGATACCATATAATGGTAGAACTGTTGGTGGTGAAACGTTTTTAACTAAACTTATATTTACATTAGATGCTGGACTAACTATACCACGTACAGAAGGTGGTGGCCAGTCAGCTTTCTTATCTGCAGATTCAATAACTGCAGAACAATGGAGATCGCTTGATATGGTTCTGAAGGTATTCTTCAGATTACCAAAAGCTAGAGAAGCTATAGGATTAGAAGAACTTGGTGGTGATACTAGATATGGTCCTGGGTTTGATGTTGGTGAGTATGTAAAGAAATTCAGAAGACAGTCTTCACACAAATCTACTACATCTGATACTCCAGCTGCAGAAGCAGAAGTAAATGCAACACCAGAGAATCCAACAATTGCGTTTGATAAAGATAAACGTCAGTATGCGGTAAATGTAGATGGCACGATTCAAAACTTCAGCACAGAACAAGAAGCTGAACCTGTTGCACCAGCGCCAAAGCCAGCATCACCGCCACCGCCACCAGAAGAGCCATCTAAGTATCCTATGAGATTTCCAAATGGAAACAAAGTTACTGAATCAACTCTCAATTATAACGAGTGGGTTGTTCTGTTCCTTAGAGGACCAAAGGGTGGATCAACAAGACGTTTTTATAACGATGAACAAAAAGCTATTAAAGCAGCTGAAACAGATGATGTGTTCTTTTAAGGAGATAGAGTATGAGTTTAGATAATCCATTCGATATTGATGCTGGCGGTAAAATAACTCGACCATCAGCAAAGCAGGATCCGTATTCAGATCCAAAACAAAACTATCCAAAAAGAGAATATGTAAACGCTCCAACTACTAACTTTGAAGCCAGAGGAATTGAGCAGAATGATCTCTTGCTTGGTGGTGGTGATGTAAACTTAGATCTCGACTTAGACGATTACATTGCATCTGTATATCCTCTGAACCAAGTACGTCGTACCGTTTCTGGTCATGTAACAGAGATGGATGATACACCTGGCCGTGAACGTATGTTGTTTAAACATAAGACTGGTGCAGGTGTTGAGATGAGAGCTGATGGTACAGTTATCATCAACGCAATCAACAATCAGATTACAATTGCTGGTGGAGATCAAAAAGTCATTATTGAAGGTAATGGTCAAATGGTTTATCATGGCAACTTGAAGATGAGAGTTGATGGTGACTTTGATCTTGATGTTGGCGGTAATATGAACATGAATATTGGTGGTGATCAAACTATCGATATCAAAGGTGGTCTCAGAGAAGATATCAATAAGAATTACCAGACGTTCGTTAACCGTAATGTATCTAAGACAATCACAGGAGCAGATACAACTCTAGTACTAGGTGATCAGAATAATATTATTAAGGGTAATCGTAGTACTGCTATTGAGTCAAATGATGAGTTAACTGTTGGTTCGGAATATCAAATATCAGCCGAGAACAAATATATTGCTACATCACCAGATATTAACATTGGGGCTTCTAGCTTGACTGTTATTGGCGATAGTGGAACAATGGGTGGTGAGAATATCATCACATACAACTATAATCAGTATACAGGACATTCTATTACTGCAACTGATACTATCACAACTAATACAGCATACACAACAAGAACAGAAGCTACAGAGTTTGTTGGATCATTAACTGGTAATGCGGATACAGCAACACAGGCAGGTCGTGCAGGTACAGCAGGTGCACTTGGTGCTGGTGGTTCTGCAGGAACAAAGAATACAGCAGCTGCCCAAGCAGTTGATACAAAAGCAACTGTATTACCAACAGATTCGGTTATCAAGAATGATTGGTTCAATTCACAATATGGTGTATTCAAAGTTGCAGTAGATGTTGGTAATGTAATCTATAATGCTATCAATCGTCTAGTTGATTATAACAATGTATCTAATCGTACTCTTACGACAAAAGAAGTTAGGTCAAAATTAAAAGATGATGATGTACATTCAAACTCTACATTTGTTGGTCAGTGCATAACTGAAGGTATCTTATCATCAACGTTTGCAAATGCAGCTCCAAGTAACATTGGTGAGATTATAAGCAATGATGCAACTCCTCGTTTTACTCATCCTAACGATGTACTTGGTAGAGTAAAAGGTGCTGAAGCAAAACGATACAAAGGTAGTACACAAAACATAAAGGTTGAATACTTTCCTGAGCCAGAATTTGATCCAATGAGACAAAAGAAGATTACTGCAAATACAAGACTTGCACGCGGCATTACAGTCTCAAAATTCTTAGGAAGCCACAGCGATCCTATTACTCTTGATCATATGACAACTGAGGGAAGACTGGTTGTTGCTAAGAATCTAGCACTACATGCAAATGCTATGAAGTCAGTAAAAGAAGATGAAGGAGACTTTGCTGATGTTAGGTTGATTGTATCTGAAGGTGTCTACAAACCAGGTGAGAAAGAACAAGTTACACCAGACGGTATTAATGATTTACGTACAACTGGTAGAGCAATTGTATATGAGTTAAGAGATCGTAATGGTAAGATTGCGTTCAAAGAAACATTTAAGCTGGCCGCATGGTGGAAAGATAGTTTACAGTTTGAAAAGATGATTCTGGATTATGACACATACAACCCGGATGATTCATTAAATGTTCAGATTATACTTGTCATGCCTGAGCTCACAGGTGGATTCTATCAAGCTGACTTCAGTAATAAGATTGAGACGCGTTTCAATAATTACGTTCAGAGCACAAACGAACTTGTAGAAATCTTATAAATAGAAAAAAGGTTTTTAAGGAAGTATAATGGTCGCAAGAGCTTTTTCAATTGAGGATGGTAATCAGTCTGGTCCTAGTATAACTTCAGCTAAAGAAGTTGTGTATAAGGATATTGATCTTTCATTCAAGGCAAAACCATCTGGTGAAATATTTAAGAAAGAAGAAGCTGCAGCCGTAAAGCAAGCTGTAAGAAATATTCTTATGACTAACTTTATGGAGAAACCATTTGACAATACGTTTGGTGGGAACCTCAATCGTTTTCTATTTGAACTTGATACTAGTATTGAAGCTGATATCTTTAGAGATAGAATATTTGAAACAATAGCAAGACATGAACCACGAGCACAAATGCGTACTGTGGATATCTTTGTCTTCCCTGAATCTAATCAGGTTAGAGTAAAAGTAGTGTTTCAAGTACTAAATGCGGTTGAACCTGTCACATTAGAATTAGATTTAACGAGAGTAAGATAAAATGGCTACTACGACCAAATCAGCTGATCTTGATTTTAATACTATTAAGACCAGACTCAAAGACCATCTAAAGAAACAAAGTCAATTCAATACATATGACTTTGAAGCAGCTGGTCTGTCAAACCTATTGGATGTGTTAGCATATAACACTCACGTAAATGCTTTGACAGCAAACTTTGCGTTGAATGAATCATTCCTTGCATCAGCTCAGCTTCGTAGTTCGGTTATCTCGCATGCAGCTACTCTTGGATATGAAACAAGATCAATGTCTGCAGCAAGAGCTCTTGTAAATCTATCATTGAATCTTGCTGGTGTTTCTGGTAGACCTCTTACAATTACAATTCCAAAAGATACATTATTCACATCTAATATTGATGGTACATCATATACATTTAGAACTCTTGAACAATATACAGCAAGAGATAATGGTAATGGATTATACAGCTTTATTACATCTGATGGATCAACTGACATCCCAATCTTTGAAGGTATTGAGAAAACAAAAACATTTATTGTTGGCCAAAAAGATGAACGTCAGGTTTATGTTATTCCAGATGAATCGATGGATAAATCTACTGCACAAGTATTAGTATATGAATCATTGACTTCAAGTACATATGAATCATACAAACCACTTTCACAAGCAGTAGTGATTAATTCAGGATCAAGATTCTATTCAATTCATGAAGTACCTAATGGATACTATGAGCTGAACTTTGGTGACGGTACTTCATTTGGTAAGTCTCCAGAGCCTGGTGAGAAGATTGAAGTTACATATCTTTCCACGAAAGGTCCTACGGCTAATAATGGTACTGTGTTTACAGCAAACAGTCAAGTACGGGTCAATAGTATTGATTATGTATTAAGTGTTGCAACCGCTGGTGAGTCAGCGGGTGGTTCAGAGAAACAGTCTATTGAATCTATTCGTCAGCTTGCACCTATTGCGTATGCGGGTCAGCACAGACTTGTAACATCACTCGACTATAAAGCAATGATTGAAACAAACTTCTCGCAAGTACAAGAAGCTGCTGTCTGGTCAGGTGATGAAAACGTACCAATTGATTATGGTGCTGTGTACATTTCACTCAACTATAAAGCTAATACAAACTCAGCAACAAAGACTGCAGTACAAAACTCAATTCTGAACAACTTTGTTGAGAATCTATCTACTATGTCTATGACTCCTAAGTTTGTAGATCCTATAGATGTATTCTTAGAACTTACAACTGAGTTTGATTTTGATCCAGCATTATCTGGATTGACACAAGCTACTATGGAAAACAAAGTATTCAACTTTATTAATCAGTACTTCACCGATAACTTGAATACGTTTGGTAAGACATTCAGAAAGAGTAATCTTGCAACAGAAGTTGATTCTATTGATAACTCTATCTTATCTACTCGTATTGATATGAAGATTCAGATGCGTAAAGTTATTGATACATCAGTCAAGAATACTTTTGATCTAAACTTCCCAGCACAGCTCGCTGAGCCAGATGATGTGTTCACAAGAGTACAAAGTAATGCATTCACATATAATGGTGTGACAGCAAGAATTAAGAATAGACCAAACTCAAACCAATTGTCAATATATGATTTATCTGATCAAATCCTTCTTGATAATGTTGGTAGTTATAATACACTGAAGGGCACAGTAAGCATAGTTGGCTTCCAGCCAAGTGCAATCCTTGGTGGAGGTACTACATTAAAGATCAGTGCAGAACCAAAGATTGAAGGTACAATTAAGCCTCTGCGTAACTACATTCTCAAATATGAAACTGATGCATCATCCGCAACAGCTATCATTGATAGACAGACACCTAGCTTACAAGTACAGTTCTAATGACTCATTCACCGAATAATTCAGAAACTCTGAAGGACTTCAATAGACTTGCAATTAATTATCGTAAGAGTCTTATACAGGAAGTCCTACCAGAATATTTCCAAGAGGATTTTCCAGATCTCATTACGTTCTTAGAAGGATACTATGAGTATCTAGATTCGGATCAACAATGGGGTGGTATCATCAACGAGTTGCAAACAATTCGTGATATGGAAGATACAGAGCTCTCTCGATTGGATTTCTTGTTTCATGAATTAGGTCTTGGCATTTCTAATGGTCAGTTTACGTATCCTAGAGAAGCTCTCAGAAACATGGGTAACTTCTTTAGAGTAAAAGGCTCTGATTATTCTGGTATGGGTTTCTTCAGAGCATTCTTTAATGAAGAAGAAATAGAAATTACCCAGCCAAAGGATAGATTGTTTAGAACAAATACATCAGAACTTGGACCAGAGATGGGATATGTTCTACAAGATGGTGCAATCTTCCAGATCTTTTCTTTGCTTATCAAATCACCATTACCAATCAAGCAGTGGAGAGATTTGTGGAGAAAGTATGTACATCCATCTGGATTCCATCTTGCAGCTGATATTGTTATCACCAGTACCGATACAATGCCATTTACTACGGCTCAGTCAATTGGTGACAAAGGTCCGCTCAATGTATTCTCTTCTGTTGTATTTAATTACAATAGAATTGAAGGTGAAGTTACTGGCTTGTATGAAGATAACAATGATGATGAGGGTCAATACTTTGCTCAGCGTCGTTATGTACAGCCTGGTTACTACACACCAGAGGAGGACGATGCAGATTTGGCGAGAGAGCGTTTATCAGTATACAAAACTCCATTGGCGTTTGGTCTCAACCAAACTGTTGGACATATTATCGATAACTACGGTACGATCGATCAGTGGGCTGGTTTCCACTTAGATCTTGCTGACACATATACAAGATTCTCTGATTCATCATACACAACATTTGATATGGCATACCATGTACAATATGTTGACAGTGATGGACCAGTTTCGTTGTATAACTATTATAAATAGATTCAAATATTTTAGGAAGAAGCAATGGCAAGAGCAATTATAGCAGTTGGTAGTGCAGGTAACGACGGCACCGGGGATACCCTTCGTGGTGGCGCCATTAAGATCAATGCTAACTTTGAAGAAGTATACTCAGACATTGGTGCTCTGAAACTTCAGACCGCTGATTCAGTTGGTGCGTTGAACATTGAAGGTATTACCTTTGATCAACGTGCAGTAGTGTTTATTGGTGAAGATAGTGTTGGTGATGGGGATAATAACGAAACCTTCTTGCAAGCCACTGAACCAACTTCAGACAACTATATCAAGCTCCCAGATTCATCTGGTACAATTGCTCTTCTCTCAGATCTTGCTGGTTTAGATTCAGCCGAAGTAAAATCTCTTGTTCGTGCAGAGGTACTTGACTCAGCAAAAGTTCTTACATTAATTGAACAGAATTCGTTAGATTCAGCTACAGTTGGTACAGTAATTGATTCATCATTTATTAAAGCTCAGGTCACACTTGGTGTTGATTCTGATGCAGCAATTGCATTGATCCAAGATCAAGTTGATTCAAACTACATTAACAATAATATTAATACTAGTCAGTTCCTAGATTCAACTCATGCAAATTATTTGATTCGTGATGAGCTTACATCTGTTGGTCGTAACATTATTCCAGATGGTCACAGAACAAGAAACATTGGCGACTCTGCTACGGCATTTAAAGACATCTATGCTCGCGACTTCCATGGCCGTGATCTTCATGTTGATAGTGATATTCATATGGGTGGTAATGCTCGGTTGAGATATACACAGTCAAATGAGAGAATAACAGCTACAAATGTACGATCAATTAAATTTGATGGTGGTAATGATTCTGGTACATTTGGATTTACTCGCGCTACTGGCGAAGACCAATTCTTTGTAACTGGATCTGTGAGACCATTTGCTGATAATGATAAAGATCTTGGTGATTCAGCATTACGTTGGAGAGACATCTACGTTTCAAATGAAATCAAAATTGGTGCAACTGGATCTTTTGCAACCATCACAGAAGCAGGTGGTGTACTTGATCTTCCATCAGGTACTACTCTGAATGGTGTTGCTATCTCAACAGGTGGTGGCGGTGGAGGAGGTGACTCCAACTCTGGTAATGCTATCTTACATGATAGTGAAGGTAACATTTTCTCATACAATACAGACAATCCAGATGCTGGCGCGCAAAATAACATTGCAATTGGTAACGATGCTGGATCCAGATTGACGACAGGGGATGATAATATACTCATTGGTAGAAATGCTGGAGCAGATGCAACCAATGGTGCTAATACTGGATATCAGCAAGTTGTAATTGGATATAATGCAAAAGGTGGGGGACAACCATATCGAACTGTTGCAATTGGTGCAAGTGCACAAGCCATCCAGAACTTGAACGTAGCAGTTGGTTACAACGCACTTTCAGCAGGTTCTGGCCAGAATGTGGCTGTTGGCGCATCATCAAATGCTCAAGGTACTGATACAATTGCTCTTGGAAGTTCAACTACCGCTACTGCAAACAATGCAGTAACATTAGGACCAAACGTAACAAACGGCTCTGCCGGCCGTCTAGTTATTGGTAGCTCAAACACAACCGATCTTAGATGTCAAGATACTACTATTACATCATTGTCGGATAAACGGGACAAAGTTGAAATTAATGACTTGACTATTGGTCTTAATTTTGTAAATGATGTAACTCCAAAGTACTTCCGTAGAAACGATAGAGCCCGTTACTATACACCAACGTATACACAAGCAGAACTTGATGCTGATCCATCACTAACACAATCATGGAATTTTGATTCTGATGCTCATGTAGCTGCTGGTGAAAAGAACGAAAGATATGAGTTTGGTTGGATTGCACAAGATGTAGAGACAGCGTTACCATCTGGATATGCTGATAGTGCTCGCCTCACCTTTGAAGAGGATATTGGAGATACTCGTTTCTCATACGACGTACAAAGATTCACAGCTGGTGATATGTTACCAATCCTGTGGAAAGCGGTTCAAGAGCTCAGCACTAAATATGATAACCTAGACTCAGATCATACAGCACTCAAAGCAAGAGTCGCAGCACTTGAAAGTAATTAAGGAATAGAAAATGCCAGCTATTATTACAACTAAACTTCGTAGGATTATTGCTCGCGAGTTCTTTGATGGGTTCAATAACGGTACACATAATTACTATATTGGTATCGGCCGTTCTGAACAGTGGGACAGTAGCGATACAGTACCAACTCCAAAGGATACCTTTGAGGAAGTAGAAGATCTACGTGATCAGCTACAAGCAGTCAAAAAAGTTACAAATAACTCACTTGTTATTCCAAGACACAATTGGACTCAAGGTACAATCTATTCTCAGTATGATGATAGAGCAGCTGGATATACAGCAAACCCATATTATGTAAAGACAGATAACAATCAGGTTTACGTTTGTTTGGAAGTTGGACGGAATGCACTTGGTGTTATTCAAGCATCAACAGTAGAACCAACAGGAGCAAACATTAACTCTTTCCGTACATCTGATGGATATGTTTGGAAGTTCTTATATACTATCTCAGCTGCAGATGCAAACGATTTCATGTCTGCTAACTACATGCCTGTTAAGAAGCAAGGAGTAACGGATTCTAACTCAACTGGTATTGCTACACGTCACCGTGAAGTACAAGATCAAGCTGTTGCTGGTGAGATTCTGAGTATTATTCTTACAGATGGTGGAGCTGGTTATACATCAATTCCAACAGTTGCAATTACATCAACTTCTGGTACATCTGCATCAGCAAGAGCATTTATTGATTCAGCTAACGGAGTTGTAACTAAGATTGAGATGTCACCAGATTCATCCACACTTGATCATGGTATTGGATATACAACTGCGAGTGTAAGCATTACAGGTGGTGGTGCAACTACTGCTGCAACAGCTCGTGCAGTTATTGGACCAGACTCAGGTATTGGAGCAGATGCTCGTGAAACACTAAAAGCATCTTCAGTTATGTTCCACACAAAGCTAGAAGGTTCAGATAGTGATTTGATTCTTGATCAAGACTTCAGACAAGTATCACTTATTAGAAATCCAAAAGAACATGATGGATCTCTTCTTACAGATGCAACAGCAAACGCTCTTGATTTTATGACTCTGAGTAGTGTTGTATCTAACTTTACAAAAGACAAAATTATTAGAGGAGCCACTTCTCTTGCTGAAGCATATGTTGATAACTTTGATTCAGATAAGATCTACTATCACCAAACAGACTTTACTGGGTTCAAAGCATTCCAGGATGGTGAACAAGTTGAAGAGAAGAATGGTACTGGCGATGGAATCATTGACTCAGCACGCATTGATGCTCAGGTAGATGTTGATGCTGGAGATATCTTATACATAGACAATAGAGCTGCAGTATTGAGAGATGCAACTCAGTCTGAAGACGTAAAAATTATTATTCAATTCTAAGGAATAGGTCATGCCAACTACTTTAACCAGTTCATTATTTGAGACCAAATACAGGGACGATTTTCGAGATAGTGATCACTATCATCGCATATTGTTTAATGGTGGTAAAGTTCTGCAGTCTCGTGAACTTACACAACTGCAGACAATTATTCAAAAAGAGATTGAACGGTTTGGTCAGAACATCTTCAAAGAAGGTGCTGCTGTATTAGGTGGTGGCATTACTCTTGATAACCGTTATGAATTTATCAAACTTGACACGTCAGTAAACACACTTCCTGGGTCAGCACAGACTCTAGAAGGTACTATTATTACTGGATCATCATCTGGTGTTCAGGCTGAGATCTTAGAAGTAACTACTGCAACTGGTTCCGATCCAGCTACATTGTACGTACGTTATACATCAACATCATCTGGTACACCAGGTGCAACTCCTATTCGTTTCACTCCTGGTGAAAACTTAACAAACTCTGTTAAGCTGCTTACTGTACAGACAACAAATACAAATACAAATCCAGCAGTTGGTGCTGGTACTCAAGCTAATGTAAACTCTGGTGTATTCTTTACTCAGGGCCACTTTGTTAAGTCTGATGCACAGTCAAAGATTGTTGCAAAGTATGACAATAAGCCAAATCTAAAAGTCGGATTCAAAGTAGTACAAACAGTATACACTGAAGATGATGATAATCGTTTATATGATAACTCAACTAATACTCCTAACCTAACAGCTCCAGGTGCGCACCGTTACCGTATTGACATGACACTTGCTCTTGAGTCAGAAGTTGACTCGGATGAGATCTTTGTATTCTATGCAAATGTACAAAATGGTAAAGTGACTGAAGTTGTCTCTGCTGATGATTCTTACAACAAACTTGAAGATCATGCAGCAACTAGAATTAGAGAGATTAATGGTGACTTTATTAAAAAGCCTTTTACTATCAATTATGAAGACCATCCTACTGATAGTTCGAAATTTAACCTTATTGT